AACCAGACCTGCTGCGTGCATATTATACAATACACCCATGAGTCTTCTAGAGTCTGTCTTTAGTGCTTCTGCTATTTGTGGTATAGTTAATTCATCATTCTCAATGACATCTAGAATATGAATACGGAACTTTTCTAGATTAACTGATTTACCATGCACTTCGTATTGTCTTTGATGTGGACTCATGATACGTCTACCACCCTACATTCCCATCTATTGCCAACCTTATGCCAACCATGAATATGAATCTTCCAACCTGCTTTTCTAACTGCACCAACATTTTCGTGGTCTGCAATCTTTTTAGCCCTTGCTGATATATTTGAATAGCTTGTAGTCTGAACTGCTAAAGTTTCATTGTCTTTAATAGCTAACACATCTACAAACCCAAATAAGTCTTGACGTATTCTAGCGAAAGCGTTCCATCTTTCTGTAATCTGACAAACATAACCTTCTGACTTTAACTTCTTAAGACTCAACTGCGTTGGACTCGTTGCCAAATTGTTCTCCGTTAGGCTTTTCAAATCCATCTCTAAATCTTTTTTCTACTTCGCCTGTTGATTTATTTAATTCATATTCGTAATGATCTCCACTATTTCCATTTTGACCAATGGTATCCATGCGAGATTGTTTTTTCTTACCAAATATCAAATCCCAATTCTTTTCTAATTGTTCATTCTCAATTAGTAATGGTCTTCTGCCAGAGCCTTTTCCCAATTTTAATAGCATCCTTTCACAAATGTTAGTCATCCAATAAATTAAATTATCTGGTGTATATTCTCTTTGATATTGTGTGCAGCGTTTTGTCCCCCTTACATTACCACATATTGACCTATCTGTAGATGATAAATTTTTAGGCGGTAATGGAGGTAGTTTATCTTTAGCTATTCCACAAATGTAAAGTTTAGTATTTTTATGTGCTACATGACCAAAGTCAAATTGGTCAATCTCAATAGTAAATCCACCAAACTCATCTACTTCATCACCTAATGGTAATGGTGCTTCCTTCCATAAACGACTACCAGCAGGATGTTCTAATATACCTCCGTTAAGTCTTACCTGTGCTAAAGCAAAATAAGCTAATTGTTTTTCATCAGGTCTAGGGTTTGCCATATGAGATAACATACCCCAAGCTCTACATGGTGGATGTGCTATAACAGGATAGCTTTTACAATAGTTTCTAGCATCTCTATGAATGTCATAGACATCATAACCTTTAAGTTATTTGTAGCGACTATCGTCTCGTGCAAATAATACTGCTATCATTTTACGTTTAAAATTTCTTTTTCAAATAACCAACCAATAGTTTTACGATGAGCAGACTCCCATGCGTCAACACGTTCTTGCTTATCTAATTCTTTATGATTGTCTATCATATCATGACATGTATAGCAAAGACTAGCGATTCTATAATCATGAGCTTTAATTCCTGTGCCCTTGCCATCACGCTGCTGATTAGAGTGAGCAGCACAAACTGTTCCGTCTTGTCTTCCACACATAGCACAAGGAAAGTCTCTAACAGCTTCTAATAGTTTTTTATTACGATAATTCATATAACCTTTGAATAAGTTTAGCAACACCGCCAACAAACCACACGATACAAATAATGACTATTGCATCTATGATTGCTTGCTTCATAGCTCCCAACTCCAACCAAGACTTGCAGCCCATCGTTCACAATTCTCTTGATACTCTGTCATTTCTTTTGTAGTAAGTTTTGTGGTGGACTTAACCAACTCTACAGGATTCCCAGCGATCTCTGTTTGATAGCGTAAGAATTTATATGTTAACAACTCGTGAACTGTGCTAGGATCTTCCCCAATGTAATTAGCGATTGACCCATATAGCGACCACAGTCTTTCATTCTGCTCAAGTGAACGTACAGCTTTTTCTTCAGTCACATTTACTCTCCATCGTTTAGACAAGTCTAGTGATTTAATCTTTACCAAGAAATTCTCTAGATTGTACTTCGTTAAAACGAACCGAATCATAACTATCTCTCCATCCTTTTGATTTAAAAGTTACACCATCTTTTGATGTTGCTTTATAAATTATGTCATCACCAAATAATTCTTTGCATTGTTTTATAAAATCATTTATTGTCATCGTGGTGATTCTTTATATTTTAATCCTTTAGGGTCAAACCAAAAACTAAACTTTCCTTCAAACTGATAATTACGTTGCTTCTGAACAAACACCATAGCGTCTGGAATCTTTTTTAATTCATCTTCCGTCTTCTCGTTGTTCTCAACTTCACGTTCTTTATTTCTGTTCCTCCAAACACAAATTTGCTTCTCATAATTATCTTCAGAAATATCTGACATCTTCATAAGTGAGTCAATCACAAACACATCGACACCTAAAACATGTTTACCCCAATACAATGTAGCAATCATGTCTTCACTAGATGTTGACCCAGTCTGATCGTAAATATATAATTTATCTTTTGCACGTTCACAAAACTTCTCTATGTATTCATCTGTAGGCTCTGGTGACCCTAAAGTTTGCTGGATCATGCGTGCAATAGAAAGCACTGGTCTCATCTCGAGGCTTGATAACAAACATTTAGTACCTTGTGACATGAGAGATAATATAACCTGTGACAACCAGAGCGATTTACCATGCCCTGACACTCCTGTCAATACAGTCAACTCACTAGGTCTTACCCTAAACGAATCTTCCGTTTTAATGAAGCCCAACGTTTTGCCACTATGTATTTCAGTATTAAAATATCGCAAGACATCGTCAGTAAATACAGACGTATCCTTAACCTTAAATTCTGCATGAGCATATTCCTCTTTTTCATAATAGTCAGTAATAACAGACTGACTGACTGTGAGTGATTGCATAGCATCGCCTAAATTCATTCTTCATCCTCAAGTTTAATCTTTCCTATGTAATAAAAAGATTTTTTAATACAACTAATGGAATCAAGTTTATGATAATAAAATTCATATTCACCATTTTTACCATTTGCATACATATACATAAACATATAATCTCCTAATATAAACACTCACCTACAAGTGCATACAAATCTTCTTTGATAATTTGTTTTTCTAATTTAATTACGGTGACGTTAGGATTATTGTCTTTAAACCATTTGGCTTCTCTTGCAGACCATCTGTGTTTACGAACAACTTCACCATCGTCATCTAGTATTGCATAGCTAAACGGAATCATATTGCATTATCCCATACATTGCGTTTAGGTGCATTGTCATCTTCCCAACGTTCTTGATTGATGTATGTTAATGGTGCTGGATTAAAACCATCTTTCCATTGTTTACTTTGCTTCATAGCGGTTTTTTACCTACTTTTCTATTGACTGGAAACTCTTTCCAAAAATCTTCAAATCGCACAATAGATATATTATTATCTTCTCTTATCTTATCTGGGGCGGAACTCGTCTGCCCATTGTCTGCACTTTGGGCGGAACTGGTGCAGAGCCAATCTGATAAAACTTCTAACATATTGATTATATAGTCTTTATCTTTACGCAATCTAAATGCTATAATATCAACACTAGGTAAATTGCCCTCATCTTGACTAGCTAAACACCATAGTTCAAATAATGTTGCTTTTTGATCTGATGATAGCTGAAACCAATCTAAATTATTTAAAATATCTCTACCATAAATCTTAAACCATGTCATCTCTTTACGATATTTTGGATTAGATGTATTGTAGTAATTAAACTTATCCCAATTCTTTATTCGCATTATTTTCCCCTTGTTTAGCAAGAATATCTTTAATCTGATATGCACGCAACTCTGGAATAGGTTTATCTAAATTTTTAGACCAATGTTGCACAGCCTGTCTAGTTAAACCCAATGCTTTAGCCATTTGGTATTTAGTTTTAAAATGTGATACAGCCTCTTGATACGTCATTTTTATCTCCAGTTATTTAACGTAAAGGCATATTAACATACATAAAATTTATAGTCAACTAATATAAAAGTCGGATAAATACCCCCTATTAAAATAGTTGTTGACTTTTAAATTAACTAGGAGTATAGTGTCTGCTCTAGGTTAGGAGTAGATATGAACGTAGATAGATTTATGAGAATAGTAACAAATGAAAGATTGCAAAAAAAGTTTACACAAAAGTTTTATTTTATGGTAAAGTGGTATTTAGTAATTTTTTGGATATATATAATATGGCATCTAATTTAAGAAGAGTATCAGAAATATTGCATGACATGGTAGAAGACTTTAAAAAATCAAATGACGAATGGGAGAAACGTTATGGATCAACAGATGTATTACGATCAAGTACTAATGGAACTAGAACAGATGATGCAAAGACTTCATCAGTTAGAACAGAGTGTGGAAATTGTGAACAACATAAAGGAGAATGAGAATGAGCGTTTACAGTAAATTAAATCAAGCAAGATTAAAGTTACAAGATGCAAACTTAACAAAGTCTGGGCACAATAAGTTTGCTGGATATAAGTACTTTGAACTAGGTGACTTTTTGCCTGCTATTCAAAAAATATTTGCAGAACTAGAATTATGTGGCATTGTGTCTTTTGGTCAAGAGTTAGCAACATTAACTATTACTGACATTAAAGACAATTCTAAAGTAGAAATTACAAGCCCTATGTCTACAGCAGCTTTAAAAGGTTGCCATGAGGTTCAGAATCTAGGTGCTGTGCAAACATATATCCGTAGATATTTATGGGTAGCTGCTCTTGAGATTGTTGAGCATGATGTAGTAGATGCAAGTGCTGGTGCTGCAACATTTAAAATGAAAGATACTAAAGCAGAGGACTTTATCTAATGGAACAACGTTCAGAAGAATGGTTTCAGGCACGACTAGGCAAAGTTACAGCTAGTCGTGTAGCTGATGTATTAGCAAAGATTAAAAGTGGTGAGTCTGCATCTAGACGTAACTACAAGATTCAACTAGTAAGTGAAAGACTTACAGGTGAAAAGCAAGAAACATATATTAACCAAGCGATGCAAGATGGAATTGACAGG